CCATACCTGCTGCTGGAACTTCTTCGCCCATTGGCATTTCTGGTTGTGGTTCTGGGGCGAATACTTCTTCAACTATCGTCTCAAGTTGTTTACCTTTTTGGCGACCCTTAATAACCTCGGCGATTCTAGAAACAATCTGAGAAGGATCTTGACCTTGGGCTGCAAGTGCTGGAATGGTCTGAGCATACTGAGCAACAGCAAGACGCAAAGAATCACGCATCTCTTCAATATCCACACGCTGCTCTTCTTGAGTGACATTTAACTCCATAGGAATTTCTCTGCGTACATAATCTCTTGATACAAGTTTGTCGCTTCGCATCTGTAGTAAAGCAATAATTGCATTGTTTGGATTCATACCAGACATAATGCCGTAGCGAACATCTACACCATACTCGCCAGCAATCTGACGACTTGGTACATACTTCATATTAAACGGAGTACCGTCATCTACTCCCTTGATTTCCTTGGTCATATTACCAAAGATTTTCTCGTCTACTTCAAAGCAGAGAGATACCAATTCGGTGAATAGTCTTGCAAACTGTGCTTGCGCTGCACGAACTTGAGTATCAAAGCCAGCCTGTAGCGCTTGAACTCCGCGTCCTGTAATGATTGAAGCATCAACGTTACCGCTACGAACTTCTGGATAACGTGAACCTAAACGTAGTTCTCGCTCTAGCACGCCAGATTCTGTAAAGACTCCAGGTGGAAGTTCTAATGGAACACGGCGAATACCTTGCGGATTAGCAGAACGCATAATCGCATCAGGACCAAGTGCTAGTTCCTGTACATCTTGCGGAATAGCAATAGGTGCTTGGATAGACTTCTCTGCTGCCTGAATCTGTAGAACAGCAAAGCGAGCACGAGCAAGTTGTACTGCTAGAACATCATCAAACTGACCGCGTGCTTCTCCGTCTAGGGATGAACGCATTGCAACGCGGGCTAAGCATTTACCAATGGTATTAGGTAAGTTAGATAAAATTAAGTTGTTACGATCTGGAACATAGATTAAATCTTGGTCCTTATCGTGGTAGCGAATCATTGTAATGTAAGGAGAACTACTGATATAACTCTTGTTTGTAATGATTTGGTTATAGAACTCTGGATATTGCATTGCTAGAGTCTCTGCATCAGTATTCATTACTTGAGTAATTGAGATACAGCGACCAAAGCGGTCCATCTCAGGATAGACTCCAAAAGGATTTAGCAAGCGGATGCGTGGATTATTAGTCTCGTAATCCATCTCTACCATCGCTGGTAGCATTCCATAAGTATTAAACCAGTCAGCACCCTGATACATTTGAATCTGTAACTCTGAGCCTGATACGAAGTAGTTTGCAATACGAGTTCTAGTATCTGCTGCTTTGCGTGCAGAGTCTGAAACCATATTGGTAGCAGCGCAGTTAAAGGATGGCAGTGGTGCCATTACCTCTGCGAGGTCGCGTGCGGCTACATCTACAAAGTTAGCAACCAGAGGTTTTGGGTACTCCTCAGAGAACATAGCAGGATAAACCTTGCTGATATCTCCTTGACGCACGGATAGCACATCGCGCATACGTTGATCACGCGCTGAGTACTTAGTCTGTAGCCGTGCTACTTTAGCAATAACCTCTTTGGTTGTAAGCATTTTCCCTTATCTATTCTTAGATTTCTTGGCCAAATCAGTCGCACGTTTTGTTGCTTTACGTGATGGACCAGTGACGGCTTTCTTTAACTTATCTGCTGCTGCTTTTTTAGCAGCGCGATTAGTTACACCTTTAGCACGGGCTTCGCTACGAGTCATTTCAGTAGCACGAGTTTTTTGCAACATAACGGCTGCTTTTCTTTCGGACTTTTTTGGAAAACGTCCACCGATTACAGGAATACGGTCAATTCCTTTTGCGGGTCCACGAGAAAGATTGATAGCAGTTTGTTCTGCTACGTATCCAGATTGATTTGCACTAGCATACAAACGTGCTAACCGCGCTTCTTTTGATACTTGTCCTACTGTTTTACGTTTAATTTTAGCCATTATTAGTCCTTACTTCTTTTTTGTTTTTAATTTAATAATAGGCTTGCCCTTGCTTGGGCCAGTCTTAATGTCGCTGTCGCCAGGGTACCTTTTGTTCTTAGAAGGAACTTTCTTCTTCTTGGATAAGTAATCATCAAGCGTTGGCTTATTTGGCATTACTTGCCTTTCTTGGCTACGCGCTTTGCGATACCTGCTGCGCGAGAAGCGCTACGGGTGCGGTCTGTAAGGGCTTGAGAAATAAAGCCTTCACGTTTCTTTGAAGCCTTTGTATAATTTTTTTGTTTTAGAAACTCTTCTTTTTGTGTTTTTGTTGATAGATAACTACCAGATGCTATTTTTTCTTCTCTTTTTTGTAAAGCCTTTGTTATTTCTTTTCTTTTAGCCAATGCTTCTTTAGCAATTTTTACTTTGTTCTTTGTATTATAGGCAGCAGTTCCTGCCTTTGTGCTTGATTTACTAAAGGAAGACCCTTTAGGTTTTGTTTTTTTCATTATGTCTCCCTAGATGAATTGACGTTGTTGTTCTGCTAGTAACTCGTCTATGTTTACTACCAGACGCTTGCCTCGTTCATAGCGAGACAAAAATGGATTCTTTAGATGGTGTGTGGTATGTATTCCGTTATTAAGCCATTCTCTGGCTTTAATCTCACAGAACCATAGAGCCATCACCATATCGGTCTTACCCTTAGTAGTAGGCGACCAGGTAATAAGTTGTTCTATTAAACTCTTAATGTTCTCGGTTTGATCTGATGGGAGATGAATAATGTTATCTCTGTGGTGCTTACCATCTTGCTGCTTAGTTCCAAATAAAGTAGACATAGAAGCCACACCAAAGCCTGCATCCCACTTATTATTACCAGTATGGTGTTCTCTTAATACAGTTCCCTTGGATGCAAGGAATTGCCTAATTCCCTCATCTTGTGTGAGAAAAGATTGAAAGGCGTTACGCTCCACGATCCATTCCGCAGGTGCATATACGTTAGTCCAATCGGTAATGAGTTGTCGGATTTGTGCAGGCGTAGGACGTGTAATCTTGATAGCGTCAACAATGTAGCGCTTATGAGATACCCGATCAACCGCATAACATATAGCCGCTGTGTCTCCGACCATTGCTGGGTCGAGTCCACAAACAAAACTGAAACCTGTGAGGTCTTTGGGGTGACCTGGATTGCCAGGGACCAAGCGACCTGCTTTTCGCATTCCATCAATGGAACCTTTCACACAAACTGGGTCAAAGATTGCATCATCGGAAATATCTTGTTGTTGATAGACTAAAGCCCAAGTGGAGGTATCCATAGCCTGACGCTCAGCGTAGAGATGTTTACCATTCCAGCGAGGGTAGAGTCCCTCATCATTTTTCTCAGATTCTTCTTGACCATCAAAGGCCATATCAGAATAAGGCCAGAGGGTAATCCATTTGTTGTAATCTTCATTGGTTTCAAGTAGGGCTGGCATAGCCAGATAAGTCCAAGGAACCAAGCCACCAGGGTAGCGGTCTGGATTACGTAATTCTTTATATAGGTCTACCGCAGATACGCGGGTACCTACCACAATCAATTTACCAGTAGGGTTAAGACGGGATCTAACATCCTGGGTAAGCCACTTAATTTGTCTTTCAAAGTCATTTGCATTAGATAAAGTCACAGCATCATCTACGATAATCATATCAGCACGCTTACCGTATATCTGACCGCCGATACCTACAGCCTCTAGGTTCGGATCTTTTTCTGAGGATTCCCTGAGTTCATCACCAAAGGTGACACGGGTAGCCTGCCAGGATGCTGTCTTAGTATTGAACCCAACCCCAGCGGCGTAAGCCTGCTGTAGTTCTTCGTACATTGGATGCGTCAGTCGCTGCTTAATAGCATAAAGGAAGTCCGCGGCTAGACGCTGGGTTTGGGAAACTATTAGAACTCTAAAGTTCGGGTTATTAACAATCTTGTAGGTTACATAATCCACCGTAACCGTAATTGACTTAGCGTGGTTAGGTGGGATGTTTAGAAGGATACGGTTATCATTGATACCGCGTTCAAACTTCATTGATGGATGGAGCCAGGAAGGATCCCTTCCCTCTATCACATCTATCAGGTTCTTTTGGTGGGCAAAGGTATCTTGTCTAAGATAGCGCTTACGCCAAGTAACAAAGTCTAGGTTAAGGGCTGCTTGGTCAGCAAAGTTCTTTTCTATGGAGCCAAGTCTGGTTCTATCGGCTAGGCTACGAAATATCTCATCAGACTTACGATAGTACTCATAGGACTTGATAGACTTACCAGCCACCTTACAGGCTGACTCTACAGTCATACCATCAGCCATACACTGAAGGATAATCTTCTTAGCCTTATCAGATTCTTTGGTTTTATTCGGTGTGACTGTCATTAGATCCTAGTCTGGTAGGGGAGAGAACTATCCCCACTAAAAGTGGTGCCGCGCACCACAGGTGGTGCTTAGCACCCCGAAGCGACCTTAGGAGCAAGGGGGTAAGTTGGTAACTTACCCTAAAGCGCGTAGCGTGAGCGTAGCGCTCTTTACGGTCGCAAATGCTAGGGCTATTCCGCATTTGCTCCCTACTATATATAAGGCAGAAAAAATAGAGCATTTCTCTATTATGTGACGAAAGTCACCTTATTCGCGGGTTATATATATACAATACGGACAGATCACCCCCGATTTAGGAGAGATATTTATTTGGGGAGTACAGTACACGCCCGCCCGTTTCTTAGCAACGGGGGTCTTGTTTTTTTCTACCTGTGAACGGGCTGAGAACGGGCTGTGTTCTGCTTGTTGCCTTGAGGTTATGAGGGCGTCCTCCACCCTCGGCACTATCGCGCCCCCTGTTCCCTACCTTTTTATTATCTTTTTTTTTAATAAACCGCCCACCGATTCACCCTCCGCTAACCCTCAACCTCTACTTTACCCTCACAGTTTCTCTCAGGTTTCTCTCAGTAAATCGTTATCAAATTGTTATCGTTTCCCGCTTGACAGTTAGATTAGCCTCGTCTAATGTTCTCTCTATCGGTAGCAACAACGCTCACCGAACGAACCGAAAAGGGGCAAAACAAATGACACGCAAAGACTACTTAGAACTCGCAAAGATTATGAGAAACCTCCGCGAATACATCGAACCAAGAACCCGCGAGGGGCGCGGTTTTGACGAAGCCGTGAGCCAAATGCTCGAATGGCTTCAACTCGATAACCCTCGCTTTGACTCGTCAAAGTTCGAGCAAGCAATCTATGGTAAGAACGCCTAGCGTCTGCCTATCGCTCACCCTCACGGGTGGGCGGTGGGGAGGTTCTAGACCTAGAACCCCGAAAGGATAAGAAAATGGACAGATATTTATTGATAGAACTAGGCAGTGAGGGGTTAGCGTTTGAGACCGCTCAATTTGATTTCTATGCCTCTTGGCTAGGAATTGGCCTAACCCTTGCGGTAATCGTATCCATCAAGATAACCAAGAGATACAGAAAGGGTAAGTAATGAACAACTACGATAAAGAGACCGCGCAAGCGGTCTCATCATTTCTTTATCTTAAGCAAGCAATGGAAGAGATAGCAAAAACAGTAAAGGAAAGAGCAGAACAACAAGAGAGAGAGGGTAAGTAATGAAAGCAACACTTAAGGAAATCGCCCTAGAAATGGGCTATGAAATGGAGAAGATAGAAGAAAGAGGGGAGATGACCTTTCTGAACCTAGATGAGCGCTACGCGGTAATAGGCGATGATAAGGGGCTACACCTAACCGATTTAGTATCGTGGGCAAGGTTTAGCCCTATCAAAATCGGCAAGAAATCAAGCATAACGCCCAAGGGATTAGAGTTTCAGATCGCGCAACTAGCCCGATATAAGAAAGAAAGAAACCTAGTTTAGTGCTTGCCTTTCCTCTTAGGGTTAGACTATCCTAAGGGGGAGGGGAGGAACTAGCCTCCAATTATGAAAGGATAAGAAATGAGAGCAAGAAATACAGAAACGCGGTTCGCTTGTTCGTGTAATGGTTGTCGCAATTACCCCACGCACCCCGCGCAAATTTGGCACCAAGACCAAATCTCAAGCAAGGAACAAGGAACTTTCTTTTTTCGTAAAGACACGATGAAATTCTTTTCATCTAGAATTGTGGATTTCAAGCCCGTCAATCGTGGCGGGGAGATAGATAGCCTTTCGGTTATTGTCTCAAGCCGTCACGGATACGAGGGCGCAACCCGTTATTACGAGGTAGTAGTTCTATGCCCTTATGGAACTATCCATAGAGAGGGCGAGAGTTATGACAAATTAAGAGAGGCACGCAAGTATTGGGACGATGTATTGGCAAGGTTCGCGCCTTGCTCTTGCCACGGGTGCGAACTAGATAGAGAGGAGGCAAGCAAGTGATAAACCTAGACGAGATTAAGAAAGCCCTAACCGAGGCTGAGGAACAATTACGCCTAGCGCAAGAGGAGGAGGAGTTCACCGAGGAGGCAATGGACTCTATGGAACGCAAGTATTGGGAAGGCCAGACCGAGGCTCTGGCTTGGGTATTGAACAAGTTAGAGGAGGCGGGAAAGTGAGGCCACTTAGTTATTACACGACCTGCACAAAATGTGACGAGCAGACCGACACGGAGACAATTCTCGAAGGAGTGGGCGAGTATTGCGAAGAGTCCAACACTCTTTTTCTTCTTCCTTGCCCTGAGTGTGGCGAGGAAATGGAGGTAAGTGGCTGGCTGGAAGAGTGCGAAGAATGCGGAGAAAGGCACTATGAAGTAGAGAAATGCGAGCAAGATGAGAAAGAGGAGGAAAGCAAATGAGCGAGTGGAACTCAATGCAATGCCCAAACTGCGACAATGACGAGGCTATCCACACAATTTGGAGCGAGGACGACCACGAAATCAACTGCCAAAAATGCGACCTAATCGAGAGAGATAGTCAAGACAACTGCGCCGAGTGTGCAACAGAAGGAGCGAGCAAATGAGCCTAGAGTTCATACTAGAGCGCCTAACTAGCGTTCAGGTGGGAGGCTTTTGGGCCTTAATACAAGTTATTATCTACGCCCTAGCAATATGGCTAGGGCTAGTCATACTAAGCAAGATAAACATAAACGAGAGAGAGGATAAGAGATGAACTACATCAAGAACGAGAAGGGAAGGCTGGTCTGTTGCTCTTGTGAGCGAGACATAATGGAGCACCACAAGAGGCGGTGTCCATATGCCTAAGATAAAGTATGAGCCAGAGATAGATGACCTAATCAAGATGAAAGAGGAGGAGGAAGGTAATGAGTAGAGTAAAGGGATTTATTATTTACAATAAAGAAACAGGGCAGAAATTAGCAACACTTCCACTAACTATCCCTATCGGGGCAACAGTAGAAGCGTATGAGAAAGCAGGTCATAAGGTATCTTGGGGCTGGTCAGAAGGAGAGGGAAATGAATAAAGAATACTATCAAGCAAAGGCAGACCTCTGCCGAGACCTAGCAATAAAACAGATGGTGGAGGGGGAGGCTGGCGAGGCAGGTAAGAACCTAATTCGTATGGTTAATGCCCTAAATCAAATCAACTTAATCAACTATAAGGAGGAGAAGGGTAATGAAGCCAGTTAATTTCTATGAGGTAATGGACCATAAGGGAGAAGTGGAGTGGGGTGGGGCGAGCGTAAGCGAGGCTATCACTTGGTTCAGGCGTGGCTTGGATAGGTCTATCTTGGTAAGTGTATGGGATGAGCAGAGCGAGGACGATTTCAAACTCATCACCGATAAGATAGATATAACTGCAATAGTCTTGGCTACCATAACAAGTGAGAGGGAGAAGGTGTGATTAAAGCAAATCTACCTAGAAAAGAATATACCCTCTCTGAAGATGACTTACTGCGTATGATGTCGGGGTATATATCTAGCAAGCGAGGGATAGGTGTTGCTCCCAAGTTTTGGTTTGATAGAGGAGATTACATATTGACCCTAGAAGTGGAGGAAAACAAGTGATATTTCTAGGCGTAATAGTGGCTACCATAATTGCCTACCTGCTCATAGTATGGGAGGATAAGATCAATGAAGGCGACAGATAAACGCAAGGCAAACGCTGAGAAGCGAGCCGTATGGCTACGCAACTACCAGCGAGCAAGAGGGCGAGCGCAAACGCGCCTAGCCCAGCAGTATCCCGACCAATACAAGGCAATACTTGAGCAGGAGAGGTTATCTGATGAGGCTAATGGCAAGGCGTGGCTGGACATTACTGGCACTACCGATAATAGCGATGGCGTTTCTACTGATACAGATGGATACGACAACGCACCTAGACCCAAGCAAACCGACAGAGATGAGCAGGACAAAGGCAACTTGGAAGGAGAAGGGTGAGAACAGAAAACTGGCAAGGCAATACGCGTGGGTTGCGTTTGGTTGGAGAGGGAGAGAGTGGGCCTGTCTTGAATCCTTATGGACCCGTGAGAGCAGGTTTGACCACTTCGCACAGAACCCAAAGTCAAGCGCTTTCGGAATCGCTCAACTGCTTGGAGAGAGAAGTCGAAAACCTGAACTCCAAATACTGCGAGGCTTACGTTACATTAGTGAGCGTTATGGAACACCTTGTAAGGCTAAACGCTTTGCTGAAAAGCACAGACACTACTGACTAGTTCCTTATCCTTTCGAGTCAGTAGAGTAGAAGCCCTTGCCATTGAACGTAATGGCGGGGGCTTCATACTTTCTATTAACAGTTGTGCCACAGGCAGGGCAGTCATAATCCACTTCGATATCGTGGATAGAGCGGATAATCATCCGCACATTACCGCAAGCAGGACACTCGTATTCATACTTCATACTTCTAATAACTCCACAGGCACACGCCAGCCGTCAATAGAAAGATCGGCAAACTGGTCTATCATATATTCGTCAGCCTGAAACTTGCCATAGATTTCCACAAGCGAATAGTATTCATCATCGAGGACCTTTGCCCCAACAATAGTGCGCCCTACGTCTTTCTTCCAAAAGGGGATGGCAGCCTGTGTTCTGATAGTGCGAACCTCAAGGTCGCCAACGTCAGAGATGTTCTTACGTGCTTTGTGTAGGTCATTAGGATACCAAGGCATATTCCAACCAAGGTTGTAGTGGCGAGCGACTGCCCACTCAGCAACATTGGCTCTGATGTTTGCGTTAATCTCTGGCTCTAACTTACCGAACTTCTTACCACTTGCGTAGTTGGGTCTATCTTCTGACCCGAACTTGACTAGCCAACGTTCAACGGCGATGAGAGCGCATACCCTCACCTCCGCTTGGGAAAGTTGTATGACTATTGCCAAGGGCTTTCGCCTCCTATATTATTTTGTAGTTTTCGTAGTGCTTGGGTGCATCTACGATCAACAGTAGAGATAGCGCATTCTAAATACTCACTGATAATTTGTAGTGTTAGGTTGTCGTGGTATCTAAGTCTAAGAATATCTTGGTCATACTTATCTAACTTCTCATAGGCTTTCTTAATATCTACCAGCATAGCCAGCAAGTTACCACCCTCAGCAGGAGCAGAAGGCTTTCTAGGTGTGCCATCATTGATAAGTATTTGGCTCTGCTCTAGTGCTGTCTCACTAATAAAACTCTTGATAACAAAGGGAAGTAGTTGGGCGATAGTAACTGTGTCGTAGTAAGCCTCATCGTTTAGTTGATAGCCAGACTTGCTGGCCTTTTCTTTTCTAGCATAGCGCTCTAATGCTCTACGCATTTGCCACGCTATTTTCTTTTCATTCCACTTGCGTTGTACTTCATTCTCTTCAGAAAGAACTTCATTGAAATGTTCAGCACGAGATAGAACAAAAGCCCACGCCTCTTGTAGTAGGTCTGCTCTCTCTGTGTATGTTCTGAATCTGCGGTAGATTGTAGTCACCACAGAAGGAACTAAATCATCTAGTATTGGGTGCAGTTGATTCGTCATTGGCTCTCTTATTCATCTCATCTACGTAACGGGCAGCCTTTAATGTCTTTGCTTTTGCTATTTTCTTTCTGCGTAGCGCAGCCTTATACCACGAATACTTTTCAGTCATTAGGTTTCTTCTCGAAGAACATACTAGAGTTCATACATTCAGCAGATAGATAACGCGCTTCATTGAGGTCAATAATCTTAGCCTTGTATAGTTCAATGACATCATAGACATCATAAGGATAAACTTCTCTAGCAACTTTTCTTATCTTAAATGGTTTCATTATTTCTCCTCTGGTATCTCAGGCCAAGTCTTATCTAGTACCATCATTGCAATAGCAGAGTAGTTAAGTAGATCTAAGAAACTGTCTCGAAGTGACTCGTTTGAGGGAGCGACTTCACTATCAACGAGGTGATTGATTCTAGCCACCTTGTCGTGCATACGCACTCGTAATCCGTTGAGTGCTCCACCTGGACTGTGAGAGATGTTCTTCGGACCATAATCTTTATGTTTGCGGATGAGCAAATTGCCAGCGGTGTCGAGGATTCTCCAGACATTAGCAACAAACTCCGCGTCTAATCTCTTGTCGGAATTGGCTTGACTGTAATCGTACCATTCTTGAAGTCTATGAAGACTATTACCATCCCCAATTCCTTCAGATACTCTGCCATCTGTGTCAATTCCTTCTTTGTAGTCACTCACTTAACTCCTCCTAGTAAGGTTGATAATTCTGTTGGCCCGTGTTGTAGATAAAACTCATTGATATCCATACCTAGTGGTAATTGTACAATATGTGAGTTGATTATCTCGCTTGCAACACGTTTAGAAAACTCTGCTCCTGGGTTAGTTCCGTCCTCCTTCAAGTCATTATCTCCGACAACATAAACGGTATCAAAGCCTGTCATTAACTTAGCATAGTAAGGTTTCCAGGCTGCCACTCCTGGTACTCCCACTGCTGGGATACGTAGAATCCCTGAGATGATTACTGCATCCAACTCACCCTCAGTAACAACTATATGTGATGAATCTACTGCCACATCAGCCACATTGTAGAGGTGCAGTTTCTGCCCTGTTGGTTGTCCATATTTAGGCTTACCATCATCTAGTCTTCTAAACTTTACGCTGACTGCCATCCCAAGAGCAGTGATGTAAGGAATAGATAGCCAACCTTCAAACTGTTCGTGACCAGAGGCAGGATCCACTACAGTTCCCAACATAAACTGGTCTGCAACTTGCTTAGATATTCCACGTCCTTCGAGATACCCTAGCGTTGCCTCGTCTATGCTTTGACTGTAGCGTGTGACCACTTCCAGTAACAATTTCGACTGCTCGTTTGACTGCATCTTTGAACTCCAGATTCTCCTTCTCCATCACAATAGCGACAGATGAACCACCTTTACCGCAAGTATGACAAAAGTATAAGTTGTCATACGTATTCATTACTGCACTACGCCTTGAGTCATCGTGTATACAACACTTAACACTAGCGCTCTTACCCTCTCTTACTTCTCCACCATAATAGGAAACTATTACTGCTACGGGGATTGCGTCTGCATCAACGGAGGCTTTTGACCTTTTAGTACGAACCACCCTGGACCAGTCTTGTGTTGGCAAGCGCAGTCTCCTTTACATTTATCGTGGAACTCTTTAGCCATATCAGTCTTACCAATAGTGTTGTGATGGCCTGCCCACTTACAACTACTGCAAATCATTCTTGTTCCTTCTCTTCTACCTCAGTTGGTTCATCTGGTAGTTGTACATCTTCAAGTTCTTTCTGTACTTCTGGTGTAGTAAATATCTCACTACTTGTTATCTGTCCTTGTGGTACTGGCATTTTCTATCCATTTCTCTAGGCTCTGTATTACCCAAGCATCTTCTATGCTACCTCTACGTCGTTTAACTATAACGAAGGCTGGAGGATCAACCACAAGCCCCCGCGCCTTCGCATAGTTGGCTGCCTCAGCCTGGGCTTCTGCCCAGAACTGCGGAAGATCTAATGACTTTCTATTCTTGCACTCCAAAATATAGGTCTGACCTGCGATTATGGTAACTATGTCACCTTCATCATTGGCTCCTGCCTTAGCAAGTCTTTCAGCAAAGTGACCAAGTTGTCGTAGATACTTCATCACATCGGTCTCAAACTTAGAACCCTTAGCCTTGTTGTAACTACTCAATGTCTCACCTGCAAATTAGAATGTAAGTATGCCCTTCCTTGCGAATCAGAATCACCTATCTGACACGCAGCAAAGTTTGTAAAGAGTGTTGCCCACCGTGAAGCATCAGCGTAGTGAGGACCAAACCGATTCTTCACGGCGGCAACCCGAAGCATTCCTTGGGAGGGGTCGTAACCAAGGGTCAGAATGATGGCAGGTAATTGACTTACCTTACCGTGTATAGCACGACGAGGAGGGGGCATCGTGGGAGATCCATACTCACTCTGTTCTGATACGTGATGAAGTACTAGCACACACGCTTCGGTCTTGCGTGCCATATCGTGTAACTCCATCATAATTGCACGTAGTCCAGCCCATTCATTATCTGTCTCGGCTGCTACATTCATTAAGTTATCTATCACTATAAGTTCAGGTGCAATTCCATACAGTTCGATGTATGCCTTTATCTCCATCTCGATATCATCGAGTGACGGACTGGAGTCAAAGACCCACTGTATGTTCTGCATCTTAGAAAGGTATTCTTGGTAGTGACGTGTATTCTTTTGTAAATTAGTTTCAACTGTTAGTTGTGAATGACCTGACAGATGAGCAGCAGTACGTATCATTACAGTTGCAGTGTCGGTATCTGCCGAAAAGAAAAGCGTTGGGATATTTGCCTTGATTGCATAGACCAAAGCAAACATAGACTTGCCAGCATTGGGTGCAGCAGCAACCATACAGACTTGTCCTCTTCTAAATTTTACATTGACTTCAGTAGAGTTGAGAGACTTCCATACATCAGGCAGTGGCGTGGCTTTAATGTTAGTGGATTGCCACGCACGAGAAAGCCTAAGCACCTCTCTCCTCCCTTTCTTCTTTTGGTAAAACTATCCCACGTTGTCTTCTAATTATCCTACGCTGATTAGAAGTGAGTCCTCCCCACATTCCATAGCGCTCTTTGTTGATTCCCCATTCGGCGCATTCAGTTCGGTGACGACAGTTTCCACAAATACGTTTAGCGAGATTGACACCTTCGTATTTTCCGTTACCAGATATATCTTCTGGGAACCAGTATTCGCCATCAACTTCCGCACAGAGAGGACTTTCGTACTCTCGTGGGTCGCGCACGTGGTTATCGAACCCAGATTGCGTCGCACTTGTCTGGCGCACCCTTAGGAGCAGCGCACATCCAAGCCTTCCAAGGTCCCTTGGCTCCGTTACCTGTTCTAAATTGCATCTGACCGTGCTTACATTCAGGAGTCTGGCCTTCAACTACCTGTGGTTTTGCTGCTGGAGCAGCACTTGATACGGGCGCAGGAGATGAAGAGCCTTTGTAAGATTGGACAACACTTCCAATGAGTGGTGAAAAGTCCTGCGCTGTATTTAACAGCGACTCTAGTTCCTCCTTGCTTGATGCGTATAAGTTAATCAGCGTTTGATCTGCTGAATAAAAACTTACTTGAAACTTTGTTGATTCTGGCGCAGCCATTTACTTACCTCCATTGTGTTTGACAGAAAGGCGAAGAGTTTCCTTGCCTTCGATTATAGGAAGATAGCCTAGAAGTTCTTCGACCTTTTCCTTATTGACTTGTTTGGCACCAGCCACAGTAGACCAACGAACTTCTACTCCTGTGTCAGTGACACCGACTACACCAGCAAGTGCTTCTTTCAAAGCATCCTTTTCTGTAGTCAATTCTTTTATTTTATTATCTAGTTGTAGATAAGTCAGCGCTTTGTCTGCTGCTGATCTATCCTCTATTAACGGTAATTCAATTTTTGTACGTTCTTTTTTTAGACCAACGCATCCCATCTCACCTGATGAGTCGTAGTATTTACAATAGAACTTACAGTAACTTTCATCTTTCTCAGGCTCTGGTGGAAACTCTGATTGCTTCACACCTTCTAACCAAGATAAGGCTTCAAGCGCGATGGAAGAATCGTACTTCTCTGAGTGGACCTTTACATCGCGCTCGTCACCGTCTCGTGGTATAGCCACAAGATGCACATTGTGGACCTTCCCCAATCCACTTTGTTCTATTAAGTATCCGTAAGTATGTATTTGCCAGCGTTGCTGCTGGCTTGGAAAGTAAGTGAGGTTCTTCAACTTCACTGTCTTCCAATCAACTACATCTCCTGTCCCAGGGATGTAGAGATCTACGTGGGCTTTCATCCCATTATGTTCTACGCTCTGCTCTAGTAGAACTTCCTTGTTATTTGATAAAGCCTTTTCAATGGTGTCGTGGATAGCAGTTCCCATAATTGCAGCCAATTTCAATTCATTTTCATTAGTCTCAGGCTGGTTATTTAACTTGTACCAAACCTTACGACGGCAACTACCTAGTTCAGATGGTCCTATTTGGATCTGCGTAGAACGTGGTCGTTTGTTTTCTTTTTCGTAGAGAGCCTTGATAAGTAAATCTTTTACATCCATTTGTATTCTTCCCACCTGTTTATTGTAATGCGAAAGAATATCAGATTGATTACAAATATCCTAGCAATAATCTGCAAAGGCATATCTTCATATTCTCTGTAGTAATCAATACCTAAACCCCAGTTACCAATGGAGCCACTGGTGACATTCACAGTCCATCTGTCTCTCATATAATCCTCTCCTGAGTGACGCATTGAATCGGAGGACAAGTATTGATGTCAAGCATTGAAGCAATCTGAACGGCTTTCTCGGCGTGTTGCTCTACATTACCAATAGTGAGACGACCCACACGATCATAAAGATAACCGAGAGCATAAGCGCCGCCACTACCGATTCCATAAATTTTGTGGTCAGATTTGATAAACGATAAGTCCGTCGCGATATGGAATACATTCCCATTAAACGCGACAATGTAGTCGAATCCTGCTTCTTTATCTTTGGACGCTTCATAAGGTTCATATCCATTCTCTTTGAATGCCGTGAGTATGGACGGCATAACTTTCTTGCCCATCCACTGCACGGGGTCTGCGCCTTTGTAGGTGGGCGGGGTCCAGTTATAGGCGAGGATATCTCCTGGCCTAGCATCACCGACAAGACCTAGTATGTACTTGCCTACGTGAATAATCTTAGGTGTGGATGTACTAATAGTACGCAGATTATCTTCTGTTATCTGACTGTCTGCTGCTATGACTGCTCTATCGTCTAGTTCGATTGCTACTAATGTGGTCACTGGATAATGGTAGTGGAGATACGGCGTGTCGCGTCAGCGACACTCTTATGGATTATTACAATATGAGCCGAAGGCGAATTAAACGGCACCTTACGGTGCCGAGGCCAAAGGCCGAGAGGCGACCGACCTCAAGGAGGGAGCCGTGCAGAGAATGTGGTTCCGTCTACTTCGGCTGAAAAAATATCATACCCCTCTTCCACCTATCGTTGCTGCTGACCTACGTTCTTTAGGTCCAGTCCACGCTTGTTCCTGTGGTTGCACAGTCTTTAATATCTTTGCTCAGTTTGATGATTACGATATTGCTTGGTGGGGTTTAGATGCTACCTGTGCTAACTGTGGCAACCTAGTTAAAGTTCCCTGTCCAGTAGACAAAGAGGAAAGTTTTTAGGCAACAAAAAAGAAGCCCCTCAGGATTTCTCCTGAAGGGCCTTTTCTCGCAGCGCTCTTACAAACTACTTCTTACCGCGTCCAAACTCAGTAGCAGACGGATCTAGCCACTTAAGGACTGGGCCAAGGAAGCCAGCAAGTGCTGCTGCTCCAAGGGTTTTGAGGTCTGTTTCTCCAGCAAGGTACAACGCAATAGCAGCAGATGCTGCAGCGCGGAACCAGGTTAGAGAGATTTGCTTTA